TATGTTGGGCCAAGAGGCATACGGCGTAGTCCGTCTCGGTGCAAAAGAAGCCGAGTTCATCGTTAAGCCACTAGGTGCTAGTGGAACAGCTGACCCGCTCAACCAGCGTGGTACAGTGGGTTATAAATATCCTTTTGCGACCAGAATCTTGAACGATAACTGGATCACAAGAATTATTTCAACCCTAAGACTATAAGGAGGGTATCATGGCTATTTATAAGTACGGTACTTTCTCTACAGGTACTACAACCCAATATCAATTGAATCTTGGGTTTATTCCGTCAGTCTTTAGGCTTAGAAATGAGACTATTTTTGCTAGTGGTACAGTAACAGGCGTTCTTGAGGGATATTGGAACCAAGCACTTGGTGCTTTGGCTACTCCATATTCAATGGTTGGAACCTATACAACAGGTACAGCAACATGGTCAAGAACAGCTTCAGGTAGTGTAACTACTGCAACTGGTTTTGTTCCTTATAGCACACCAGACAGCAAACTATATGTGCCTAATCAGGCTCCATATACAGATGCAACGAATGCGAGACAATATGTAGGCCCTTCAACTTTACAAGTACTTTCAAAAGTTGGTCCGGGTATTAGCCAAGCAGCGAATGCTTTGGTTACTACTACTGTAGCTCACTCTTTTACAACTGCGGCTGACGTTGGTGTAACTGTTGTGACATTCCACGGTGTTCCTGGAATGACACAAATCAATGGTTTGTCAGGTGTTATTACTTCTGTGCCAAGTACTACAACTTTCACAGTAAATATTAACACGACAAACTTCAGTGCATACAATGCAACTGGTGTAACTGATGGTATTAGTTCTGGCTTCTTTAACGTTATCACAGGCGCTCCTGCTAACACGCTCTACAGCAATGTAAGCTTGCCAACAGCAGAGGCAAACCTTGGATCGACTGGCCTAATTGTAGGTACAACATTTACAAACGGCGGTGGCGCAACTACCGACGTATGGTCTTATGAAGCAATCCTTCAAAGCCCTGTAACTGGTCCGTAATGTAAAGCGGTTTGACAAAAGGGGAGATGGCTCCCCTTTTTATAGTGAATTAGTTGTGAGAGTATAAATGGCAAGAAACTTAGCAGGAACAGGACTTCCGGCAGGAAATGGTGGGGTTACATACCCTTCACCAAACGAATGGCCGATTACGGTTCATTCGATCACAGGTATTACCAAATCTGTGCAGCCTATAGTGACTGCTCCTGGCCATGGCATCACACTTTCATCTACGCAGTCTACTCCAAAAGTAGACTTCACCCAAGTTCGCGGGATGTCTCAGATAAACGGACAAGCTGCCTATGTTACTGCTGTCATAGATGCCGATAACATCAAGGTAGCTTTGGATACATCCCAATATTCTCCGTATACAAGTGGCGGGTTTTTGAACGTACTCATTAGCCCTTCCCCTATAGATCCTTTAACCAACACATATCCATGAGGTAAAAATGGCAAGACCTAGAAAAAATGCAGAACCTAAATTAAATGACATGGACAAAGAGACAATTGCGAAGAACTTTCTTCAGGAAGACTCAACAGATATTCCTGAAACAAAGGTAGTCATCGCAAAAGAAGTGCCAAAATACGAAAGAGTGGTTTTTATCAACAACCGCGATCCCGGCTGTATCTTGTATTTCCACTACGCTAGCAAGGCCCATCCTCTAAAGCATTACACTCTTATGCATGGCATGGAGTATGACCTGCCAGTAGAAATAATTAAGCACCTTGAAGGGCAAAACGATATGGACCCATACTCATGCCATTCAAGAATTTACAGCGAGAGAAAGAACTACGAGGGCAATCCAGAAACTTATGTTTCAGGATATAAGCCATATTTTCAGTGCCGAAGTGTAAGGAAATAAGAGGTAAAAAATGACCATAACTCCCAGTACTTGGACATCGGCAGATATTGCGGCCAAAGTGCGTAGAATTACTGGCACACCATCGCAAAATCAACTTAGTGATGCATCAATTTATGATTACATCAATAAATACTATACATACACAATGCCTTTTGAGCTAAAGGAGCAAGTAAATCTTCAGCCTTATAACTTTACAACTCAGGCAAATGTTGATGTATATCCAGTACTGGGAGCTTTTCAGACTGAAGAGCCAATGGCCTATGCAAACGGATACCCTCTTGTCTTTTATCAAGATAGAGACATCTTTTACCAAGATTGGCCGCAGCAATATACGCAAGATCAGGTAGGCACAGGAACTGGCGCTCAGACGGCATTTCCAGGAACTACTCTTGCTGCACCTGTGATTGCTGGTTCTTTTTTCATAACTGATGGCACTCAAATACTTTCAGATATTGGACAATCAGTTTCAAATGAGCAATTAGCCATAGGCAATGGTATTTTGCTTACCTTTTCAAGTACATTGAACTTTTTCCCAATACAATCTGGCACTTTAGAGATTACAGATAATGTCGAGGTGTTCCTTGATAACGGTAATGGTACTCTTACCGGAAGTGCCGGAGGTACAGGAACCATCAATTATACAACAGGCGCTTATTCAGTGACCTTTTCAGTTGCTCCTTTAAATGGGCAGCAAATAGTCGCTAATTATTCCTTGCCTAATACCTCTGGAATACTATCAGGAAATGGATCAGGCACTATTAACTATGTTACCGGTGTATTTACTGCAACATTTAGCACAGCTCCTGCCACTGGTTTATTGATCTATAACAATTACCAAGCCTATCAGCCTGCGAGGCCGCAAGGAGTTTTATTTTACAATAATGAATTCACATTCAGACCTATACCAGATCAGGTTTACCAGATTACTATGCAGGGATTTGTTGCAACTACGCAACTTTCAACTCCTGCAAGTACTCCAATATTTACAGAATGGGGAGAGCTTATAGCAATAGGTGCATCTTTAGATATATTCTTAGATAGAGGCGATCTGGTTGCGTATAACAATTTAATGCCTATGTTCAAGCGCTATGAAAATGTGGCTCTTGGAAGATATATTGAAAACTTTACTAACGCACAAAGCGTGCCACGTTTTTGAGGATTTATGAGTTTTGATACAACACAGCCACAGCCTACCCAGAATATATCTTCAGGTCAGGCTACTATTTTAAGTAACTTTCAATATTTAGGAAGCACTACAGGTAATACCAATCCAACAGGTTATTACAAATTACCTAATGGATTGATAGTAAACTGGGGTCGAATTGATATTACTACAGTTGGAAATAAGACTCAGAGTTATGCTCAAGCTTATACTACAATAGTTTATAATCTACAGTTTTCTTTAGGGTATGTGTCAGCAGGTGATGTGAGAGATATTCCATTGGTATGTTGCATAGATACTAATGCAAATATCCCTTTGAGCCTAACTACAGCTAAATTCCGCTGTTCAGATGCCCCTAGTGGCGGAAATACTCTATATTTATGGTGGGTTGCAATAGGTAAATAATGACACAATTGTCTAGCTATACACCTTTTTTAATAGGATCAGGAACCTCTAAAACGGGCCTTTTCCAATATCTTGAATCCTGGGTTAAACCTGAAGATGCCTATGATGTCCTTGAAGATGCTTACATAAATCGTGGCAGGCTTTTTAAGAGAGAAGGGCAAACCTTACTTGGCGTATTAAAATACTGTTCTTCAGAGGTAGTGGGATATGGTACTGGAGCTGCTGGTGCTTACAGCGGCACTATGAACACGCATTTGCCTATTTTAGCTGGTAGTGTAACCATAAAGACAATAAGCGCAACTCCTGTGATAGAAACCTATACAGATAACGGAGCTAATGTTTTGACAGGTGATGCTGGAGGCACAGGAACGATTAATTATCTAACTGGTGCATGGAGCATAAATTCAGTTATTACTTTAGTGAATGGTTCTCCAATCTCAATGGATTATACCTTTACTCCATCAAGTGCTACGAATCAAAATAAAAATAAATCAGTTGCAGCACTAGGAACAGGTGCAAGAACTCGTTCAGGCACTTTTAGTAAAAATTTACCTGCGGTAGCCGGTAGTGTTGTAATGACTGCTAGACAAAGCAACGGTACTGAAACCTATACTGATAATGGAGCAAATGTTCTTGTAGGAAGTCTTGGCGGCACAGGCACAATTAACTACACTACAGGTGCATGGTCTTTGGACTCTGGCGTAGGCCATACAATAGTAAATGGATCTCCAATCACTATTTCCTTTACCGGTCCTTCGACTACTTTGACAATAATGGGCATAAATCAGTGGAATGACGAGTCTAATAATACCTTTACGCTTTGTGTTGAAGACTGCAGAAGGATGAGTACCTATGATATTAATACTCAGACATTTGACCCAATTTGCACAGTAAATGAAACGTTATATATTTTACCAAATGCTACTTCACCATCTTCTATTTTTGACAATGGAACTCAAGGTGTAAACCCAACTTTTCCTCTTATAGCGCCGCTTTCAATGACTTTTCAGTTAATTGATACTTTAACGGGAAATGTTGTAACTGCTCCAGGAGGAACTACCACAGATGATGGAATGGGTAATATTATTGCCACACCTTATTTTTTAAATGGAGTAGGATTTGGAACTGTAGATTATTATACTGGGCAAATTCAAATAAAAGTTCAGTCAGGAGCGCAAGCATTAGCTGCTGGCATGGCCATAAATGTAAGCTTCACTTTACAAAATGACTACTTCAGTGGAAACCAATCTAACTTTTTCAATTGGACTAACTGGGAACCTTCGACTAACCGAATAGTGACTGCAGCAGCTGTAGGCACAGAAACCCCTACTCAATTCCAGCAAGGATTTCTCTATTTAACAAATAATGTTGATCCTATCACGCTTTTCAATGGCACAGATCTTTCTCGACCAGCATTCTCTATTAAGCAATCAAATCTAGGACTAGGGAAAAATGAAATAACAAAAGCACTTGATGTTAAGACATTTGCATCTCGATTGTTGATTGTTCAGCCGACTACTACTATTGGGAATGGAAATCCTGATCCCCAAAGTATCCGGTGGAGTGCACAGTTTCAGCCGACTAATACCGTGTCTGATATTCCTGGAAGCGGTGGCGAGCTTTCCGCAGCAACCTCTGACTGGATTAAATCTGCAAAATTCCTAAAGGACTTCATTGTTGTAAGCTTTCAAAACTCTACATGGACATTTCGCTTTACAGGTAGTGCTTTTGCTCCTTTTCAATGGTTTAGGCTCAATGCAACCAAGACCTGCAATGCCCCGTATGGATCAATAGAATATGATGAGTTTATCAAAACTATGGGGTCAAAAGGACTTACCTATTGCGATGGCGCTGCTGTAGAACGATATGATTTAAAAATTATAGATCAGTTTGAAGACATCAATGCAACGTCATTTGGACAGTGTTTTGGTCAGAGATTTGACATTTTGAACCAAGCTTGGATGCTTTATCCGGATGCCACTTCTAACGCGACTACATCTACAAAAGTGCTGCTTCATAACTATATCGAGGATAGCTGGGCAGTATTTAACATGCCTTTATCATGCTTAGGACTAGGTTTTGGCGTCAAAGATTTAACTTGGGCCGATTTTACTCTA